ATCAAATAATTCAGATGAATCTAATTCAATAGCATCATCTGTAATAACTGTATTTGTTAAAGTTCCATCAAAATCTGGGTGTTCTGATTGTGTTGTAATTGTGTTAAAATTAGCAACTCCTGTTACATTAGAAATAATAGCTGTAGCATTTGAACTAAAGTTACCAAGTTTATCTACTGCTTTCAAAAGATAAGTTCCAGCCCTAGCTGGTACAGAAATTGAAGTTGCTGGTCTTGATACTTTTTCTACTAATGCTACTGAGTTCTGCCAATCAGCAGTTCCATCTGTTTCTTCACTAAATCTTAAATTATAATATGCTAAATCAAGATCAGGTATTTGTGTCCATGATAAGTGAGCCTCTTGTCCTACAATATTACAAGCAAAATCTTCTACATCACTAGGTGGTTCAATAGCACCAATGATTGTTCTTTGTGCTGAAACATAGGTTGATGATACACCTAAACTATTAACAGCTTTAACTCTGACATCATAAGTTTCTTGGTCAATTACATTTAAAACTCTGTGATTTAATCCTGAACCTTGTGCATAAATAATAAAATCTGAATCTGTACTCCTTTTGTACTCTACTTGGTAATAATCAATAAAGCTATCTGGAGAAGCACCTATTGATACATCTAAAGCTACAATTACAGTTCCATCATTATATTCAATTAAGGTATCATCTAATGTTACACTTGCTGGTGGTTGGATAGTAAATGGATTAGGTAAGTTTGTTGTTGGTGTTGCTGTAGCTTGTGTTTTAGTTGCCCAAGTATAATGACTATCTTGATGCTCTACTAAAGATAAACCAACAGTAAAATCTTCATTAAATGTAATTCCAAGAACTCTAAAAGGTTTAGCAGAAAATCCTAAAGAAGAATGTGTAATATTTACTATATCGCCAATCGCTAAATCATAAGCATCTAAACTTACTGTAATACCTAGAGATAATGCTTCTCTACTTCTTCTAAGTATAACTTCTGCCATTTCTTCTGCTTGATATTGGCTAGTAATTGTACTAAATGAAAATCTACCCTCTAATAAAAAACCACCATCAGCAGTTTTCATAGTTGCGTGTTGATCTGCACTTGGTAATCCTGAATCGTCAATAGGTGGCCATTGAATTTCATTAACTTGATAGTTTCTATCTGGGTCAATAAATCCAACTATAACTCTATTATATTTTTCGTTTTTATCAGGTGTTGTTAAACTATATCCACCTATAATATCATCTTCTGTTAATGTAATACTTGCAGTTCCTGTTGTCTCGATAACTAAACTATATTTACCAGCACTATAGGGAAGATAGCCTCTACAACCTTTTATAAGTTCTCTAACATTGGTTAAGATATTTCTTGAAGTATCAAGAGCAGTATTTGTGTCAAAAATATTTATATCACTACCACCTGAATATGGTGTTACTTGTGTTTCACAAACTTGTGAAGCATCATAAAAACTTTGTAAATCTATCTCTGATGTTGTTAAACCTTTTCCATATCTAGTGTTAGTTAAATAGTCTAATAAACACCATGCTGGATTTGTTTGATAACTTGCAGATTGTTCAACAAGACTTGCATTATATGTTTTAACTTTCTTACCTTGTATCTTTGCTTGTATTTTAGGAAGACCAGCAAATGCGTCAGAGTTCCATTTTAATCTAACTGCTAAATAACAAAGACCAGATAATTTATGATTACTTCCCCAAGATGATAATGTAGATAATAAAGATGATGCTGATTGACCATCAGTTCCATAATGTGGCTCTAATCTAATAAGACTTTCAGCACTTGAACCATCAACATTTGGGTCAGCTTTATAAAAATTAGAATCAGAACTATCTACTTCTACTGCTGAACCATCTGATAAGCTAGATGCAAATGTAACAACTTTATCATCTACTCTAATTTCAGTTATATCGTTTATTTCTCCCTCTGACATAACGATAGCCATATATAAATAAGTGTTATCTGTGCCAGAAGTTTCCATAAACACCCTAGTTCCCCCTGTAAGTCTTTCTCCATAAATTACAGGAATGTTTGCGTCATTAGATTGTTTATTAACTAATAATCCTCTTTCAAAATCATCAAAAGAGTTAGTTCCAAAATCTTCTATTTCAGGAACTTTTGGTCTTAATATCCAAGATAAAAATAAACTAATTCCTAAAGCAACAAAAGGATTTATATTAAATACATTTGTAACAACACTTGTTACAGCACTTCTAATTGGTTTTGGTATAAATTTTTTCCAACCCATTATGCTCTACCCCACTTAATATCTAATACAGTTTGCGAACTAAAATCCATTCCAACATCTGTATTAAAAAATCTTTGTTGTGATACATTGTTTGTTTTACGACCATTCTTTTTTTCAAAATCAGCCCAATGTGAAACTATTGATAAACCAACTGTGCTATCTTTTTCTGATTCTTGTATTCCAAAACTTTCTATATGACCTTTATATAAAAGAAATGGGTCAGCAATTAATGTGTTAGAATCATTTAAAAATCCTCTATAAATATCTACTGTGTCATTAGTTACATTTTCATTTAAAACTAAAGATATAAATGTTTGATCTGCTCCTGATAATGTTAAATTTAAACTAGCTTTAGTTAAATCTGTTTGTTCAGTATGATTAGATATACCTAATACAAAATCACTAGAAGAATAGGTAACTGATGAGCCTGAAACTGATGATGTTAGATCAAATGAGCAATCTGTTATATTAATAGGAGTAGAAAAACCAATAGTAATAAGATGAACAGGCCTAATATCATTAGTCGCTAGTTCGTTCTTTATCGCTGTTGTTAGACTTCTCGTCATATAGTTCGTAATTAGTTTGGGTTACACTTTCTGTACCTTTTAACATAGTATATTCAAATTTGCTATTAGGTTTCTTGTATTCTTTAAGATCGTTAATACTAGCATCTATTTGATCTTCATTCACAATAACTTCGGCAATAAAATCGGCAGTTATCTTGTGGGTTATTTTATATTTTTTCATTAAAGTGCTTCTTCTACATCAAATTCAAATTGATATAAAGCATTACCATCTTTATCTGCACCAGCTACACCAAACTCTTGAACATCATTTGTTAAGTGAACTGTAAATGCAACATTATCATAAGTTATATCTGATGAAGAAACTGCTGTAGTTAAAGGTGGCTCAATAGTTAGAGTGCCTGTAGAAATATCTGATTGATCTGCAACGACCATATAAACTTTCGAATGATTAGCAAATTTTATCATATCTCCAGCTTTTAAAGTTCCTGTGCCTGTACCACCTAATGTAATAGATGTATCTCCAGCACTTGCTGTTCCATGAGGAGTACCTGATGCAGTACCTCTAGCATCTTCTACTTCTGGTGGGATTATAGTAAAGTTTTCTTTGCCTGATCTTTGTTTAACTATAAAGGCCATAAGATCGCCATAAACATCACTTCTTTTTGCTGTAATTACTCTAGCAGTAAATCCCCATCTTTGACCATCTATTTGTCTAGCAAGTTTCTTACCAGATACAGTTTTTGAGATAATAGTATTTTGAATAGACTTTATTCCTAAAGATTCAAACTTAGCAGTAGATATTGGAAAAGCACCTGACATTAGATTAAGTTTTTACTCCCTCTTTCATTAACTGCGTTATTAATTAATTGTGTAATAGTTCCTCTTGATCTTACAAGTAATTCTTCAAAGCCAGAAGCATCTACTGTGTTGATATTAAAATTAACTGTTGTAGAACCACCATTAGTTCCTCTAGCTGATTGTGTAATTTGGCCTGTTTGGTTTGGTACAAATAATTCTGCACCTTGCTCTCCAACCATATAAGGTTGTCCTTTTTGTACTGCACCACCATTAGCTTTACCACTAAATATTTTACCGATAGTTCCAAAAATACCACCACCACTAATAGCTTGAAGTGTAGTTTGTAAAGCTATTTGTTGTCTTAAAGAACTGTTTTGTTTATCAATTAAACTTTTTTTATTTTCAGCTTGTTTTTTATCTTCTTGTCCTAATATTTTTTGTATTCCAAGTAATGCAATATATTCTATTTGTTTTGCAATAATATTTACCAAAACATTTTGTGCAATCTTTCTTAAAGTTTCTCCAAAACTTTTTCCTAATACTATTGTTTCTGCAAGACCTCTTGACATTTGTTTAATTCCTTGAACTATACCTTTTGATATAGTTTCATGTATTTTTTCAAAACCATCTTTAGCACTTTGAATTTCTTTATTGACCATTTTTTCTAAAGATTTTTTAATTTTATCTAATCCTGTTTGAGTTTCTACAATTTTCATTCCAGCATGAATATTAAAAGATGGTGCTTTTGATATAACTATTGGGTCTTTTATAGGTATTCCAAGAAATTCTCTAAACTTTTTATAGTTTTCATATGATCTATCTATTGCTTCATTTAAAGTATCTAAAGCTAAAGTTAAACCATCAATAACTTTACCTAATCCGATTCCTAATGTTCTTGCAACAGGCTCTAATAAATTTAATGTTTCAGCAAGTGTATTATTCATAGTAGTTAAAGCACCACTAAAACCAGCTTGTCCTATAACATCTAATTGATTTCTAAATGCAATACCTAAGTTAGAAGATGAAGTTGATAAGTTATCTAATTTTTGTTGAGTTGCACCACCAAAAGCTTCGCCAAAACCTTTTTCTAAAGCGTTAAGTATTTTTAATGCACCATCTGTTGTTTGACCATATTTAGCAATCTCTAATCTAGTAATACCCAATTGTTCTTCTAATATTTTAAATACAGGAACACCTCTATCAGCAATTTGGTTAAGTTCTTCTAAACCTAGACCACCTTGAATACCTCTTGAGAATACTCTGGTCATAGCATCTAAAGTTCCTAGCTGATCTGTTGTTACAGCAGAAGTATCTGTGAACATTCTTAAAAGTTTTTCAGTTGGTTCTATACCTGATGCTTTTAATGTAATAAATGAAGTTGTTAATTGTTCTACACTAAACTGAGATCGTAAAGCAAAATCACTTATAAAATCAAATGCTTCAGCACCTTTTCGAACTCCCCCTGTAACTGATGCTAATGAATCTCTTAAATCTTCAAAATTAGAACCTACATTTGCTATACCTCTTAAAGCTACAGCACCACCTAAGGTAATAAACGCACCTTTTAAACTAAATACAGCATTTTTAATTGAAGCAAGTCCACCTTTAACAGAACGCAAAGCACCTTTTGTTTTATCTTGTGCTAATATATTAATTTTTAAATTTGCCATTACTTGTGTTTTGCTTTCCTTATTTCAGTTTCATTTTCTTCTTGTTCTAATAATAAGAAACCTAGAAAATGATTATATTCCCAAACTTCCATTTTTAGAAGTTCAGATAAAGTTATTTTTAACCTATCAGCAACGATAAGTAAATTTTTTAATTCTATGGAATTTTTTAGTTTTTTTTTACTTGGTCAGGAGTAATAGCTTGAACCATAGCAGTTGATATTCTTGAAAGAACATCAGAATCTACTTTATACATCAATGCAAGTTTGTCTTCTGGTTTAAAAACTTTATTACCATCTTTATCTAAAGACTTCATAACAACAATATCTGCAAGAATACTTACATCATTAAGATTATCTGATTTCTTAAATAATGTATTTTTTTCAGATAAATTTATAGGATTCCAATATAATACAGTTGGATTGCCATGTTCATCTTTCCATTCAGGTACTTCAATAGATTGAACACCTAAAGATTCAAAATGCGATTTCGCAATATCAATAACTGACATAAATTAGGATTATACAGTACCTACAGTTAATGCCCCTGTACCTTGAAAAGTAACAGTTCTTGAAACGATTGCGTCCATTGAGTTATTAATACTCATGCCTGTAACAATTCCTGTTCCTGTGTAACTTGCATCTCCTGAATCGTTACCCTCTGGTAATAAAACAAATGAGATAGAAGAACCA